AATCCAAGTCCGGGAATATGCAAAACTTCATCAGCGTAAAGAACGATATCGCCTTGTTCTTTCAAGTTCGGATTTGCTTCATCATAACGGCTGTAAATGTATATCAGACGGTTTTTCTCATCACGGTCAACTTTTATCTTATCTGGCATCAGAGGATACAGTCCCAAAACATCACCTCTGCCATTTCGGATAATCTGTGCATAGGCATTGCCGTAAATCAGAAGATGGGACATTAAGGTTTCTCGGAAAACAAAAGAAGTCATTTCTGGATTTGGCTGGTCGTGGAGTAAAAAGTAAAGCGGGTGCTGTGGCACTCGCTCTTTTCCGTTTTCGGTATATTGGTAAACGTGTAATGGCAGCTGAGCAATGGCTTCTGACAGAACCCGCACGCAAGCATAAACTGCGATATGCTGTAGGGCTGTTCTGTCGGTGACTCTTTTTCCTGCATTGCTTCTGCCGAAAAAATATGTGTATGACGGGCTGTCATAGCTGTTTTGAGGCTTATCTCTGGACTTAAAGAGCCCGCTGAAAATCCCCATGAAATCACGTCCTTTCTTGACTTTTCGTATATGAGTGTGGTATAATATGTGAAACTAAATGTGGGGCATTTGCCTTACAAATCGGAATTTGACGAACTGGTTTAAATTGGGACTTAAGTGAGTAAAAAAAGAATTTGAATAATTAAAAAATTATAATCCAGTAATTTCAATTGGGGAGTATAATTATGGAGAATGGCAGATTTGTTACATATACAGACAAAGATAGAGATATTGTCAGAAAAGGAATATGTGAAATTGCAAAGGTATTACTTGGAGATGATACCCAAAGAAAACTCAGTATGCTTTTTTGTTTAGATTGGTTTATGGATCCATATTATCAGCAGGATATAAGTGATATTCATGATGATTTAGTGTTATTGTTACAAACAGTGATTACTGAACCAAATGAAGATGATGTAATAGAAGATGCAATAGAATTACTGATGAGCTATGAGTTACCACCATTTCCACTTATTGAAGAAAAGAGAAACAGAATACCACTAAAATTTCAAGATGATATAGCTTATCTGTTAGACCCCAAAAGTTTTGAAGAATAAATCCTGGGTTTACCGCATTGATTAAAACCAAATTTTCCTTTAAATCACTTACAACTTCCAGTTTGTCGCTCCAATTACAACACCAACATATCCCTCAAATCATAAATGGAATCATCAGAAACACATCCACAGCGAATTGCACGGTCAAGAGCCATAATCATGGCAACCGCACCGTCAATCTTCTCTGTGGATTTTTCTTTGTCCGGCTTAATGTTTCCGGCAGGGTCACGGCGAATGAAGATGTTGTCCATCATCCACCTCAAAACAGGATGTCCATTGTGGGCAAGCGTCTGTTCCAAGGTCAGTTTCATCAATTCCTTAGTCGGCGGGCTCATATCTTTGTAGCCCTGCCCGAACTGCACCATCGTAAAACCAAGCCCCTCCAGATTTTGCGACATCTGCACCGCACCCCAGCGGTCAAATGCTATCTCTTTGATATGAAATTTCTGTCCCAGTTCATCGATGAAGTTTTCGATAAAACCGTAGTGAACCACATTTCCTTCAGTTGTTTTCAGATAGCCTTGCCGTTTCCACACATCATATGGAACATGGTCACGTCTTACTCTGAGGGGCAGTGTTTCTTCCGGCAGCCAGAAGTAAGGAAGAACATAATAATGCTCATCTTCATCTGTTGGCGGAAAGACAAGCACAAAAGCTGTAATATCCGTAGTGGAAGATAGGTCAAGCCCACCATAGCAAACACGCCCCGTAAGCAACTCTTCATCAAAAGCCACCTTGCATTTGTCCCACTTCTCCATTGGCATCCAACGAACAGCCTGTTTTACCCATTGATTCAAACGCAGTTGCCGAAACGCATTTTCCTCGCCCGGTGTTTCCTTTGCAGAATTACACGCAGCCACCACCTTATCCATGCCGATGGTCTTATCCAGACTTGGATTTGCTTTTTTCCAGACCTTCGGGTCAGTCCAATCTTCTGATTCATCTGCACCATAAATGATTGGATAGAAAGTTGGATCATGCTTTCTGCCTTCCAGAATGTCCTTTGCTTTTTGGTGAACTTCATAGCAGATGCTGTTGGTGTCCGTTCCGGCTGTGGTAATCAAAAAGTACAGTGGCTGCATTCTGGCATCGCCGGAACCTTTGGTCATAACATCAAACAGCTTTCGGTTCGGCTGCGTATGCAGTTCATCAAACACCACTCCGTGGATGTTGAAACCATGCTTGGAATATGCCTCTGCCGAAAGCACCTGATAGAAGCTGTTGGTCGGAATATACACGATACGCTTTTGTGAGGTCAGGATCTTCACTCGCTTGGAAAGGGCAGGGCACATTCGCACCATATCAGCAGCCACATCAAATACAATGGCAGCCTGTTGGCGGTCGGCAGCACAGCCGTAGACTTCGGCACGTTCTTCGCCGTCACCGCAGGTAAGCAACAGGGCAACCGCAGCGGCAAGTTCTGATTTGCCGTTCTTCTTGGGAATCTCGATGTAAGCCGTGTTAAACTGACGATAGCCATTCGGTTTCAGGATTCCGAACAGGTCACGGATTATCTGTTCCTGCCAGTCCAGCAGTTCAAATTTCTTTCCCGCCCATGTGCCTTTGGTATGGCTAAGGCATTCGATAAAGGAAACAGCATAATCTGCCGCCTTTTTGTTATACTTGGAATCCTCCGCCATAAAACGGGTTGGTTTAAATCTTGCCATTGTTCTCACCTCCAAACAAAAAAGACCTGCCAAAAAGCAAGTCTGCATCATTTATTTTAATGCCCTCATGGGGCAGTTTTGTAATCGAGATTCCATTCCCATTGTAACCATGTTACCATACAAATTCAATGATAGCAAGTCATAACGAAAAAATATACTGCACAAATATATGGCTCAGATTTTGTGTACTATATTTCTTCGATACGAGCCACAGCCCCCTTGAATCAGGGGCTGTTTGGAAAGAGTGAGGAAGGTTTATCTTCCCGTCATACTTTCCCATTCAAATTCGCAGGCGTTTTCGTACTCCTCATCGAAAAGGGCATCGTCATCGATTTCCTTTTCCGTAAAGTCGATGCTGTCGATTTCCTCAAAGGTCGTTCCGTTTTCCTCGGCATCTGCCTTTGCAAGGCTTTCTGCGTTTTCCTCAACCCATGCAGTGAACTCCTCGTTGTCCATCCTGTCCTCGTTTTCAATCTCCAGTTCGTATTCGTAGTCCGCATCGAACCAGGTGATGACCGCCTTTGTGATTTCGGTTCTTTCGTTCCAGTCCGTTCTGTTTGCCATTGCTCTTGCCTTTGCGATTCCGTATGCTACCATTGTGTTTTTCCTCCGTTTTTTTGGTTGTTTTCCCTTTCGGTAACTGTATATTACCATACCTTTCGGCGTATAGCAAGCGGCTAAATGTACAGAACATAAGGCGATATTTCCGCTGTATATTTGGTAGATTTGACACTGGATAAACTTGCTTTTCTATGGTAAAATACAATACAATGGAAAAGGCATCTCGGAAAATTGCAGCCACCAACCAAGCCCCGCACAGTTCGCCTGTGTGGGGCTGATTTTGACTTTTGGCAGTTTTTCGGCAAACGCTCTGAAAGCCCACACAGGGCAAACAGGGCGGTTACATGGGGAACTTTCGGTGCATTACAGACAGGATTTTCTCCCGTTCCTCCGTGGAAACGCCGATGCTTTCCAGTGCCTGCCGAATACCGCAGTCCGGGCAAATGGGCGTTTGGTTGTCCGTTCTGGAAAGTGCCGGCACATCGGAGTAGGGTTTTCCGCAGAGTGGGCAGACTGCCGAAACTGGCTTATCCGTTTTCATGGTGGTACACCTCCCGTTCGCTGATGTCCATGGCTTTCCGCAGGTGTTTCAGGTCAAAACCGAACTGGCGGTAGCCGTCCACACAGGTGCGGATGTAGGCAGAAGTGGGAATGCCCAGTTTCCGTTCCTCGTGCATGATATACACAAAGGCAGTCAGCTTTTTTCCGGTTTCTGCAAGAGGAAGTTCCAGTTCCGTTTTGTAGTAGAAATGGGGATACCCCTCATAGCGGTCGAGGGCAAGTTCATCTCGTTCCGACACCGACCAGACTGCCGCCGGAACGGTACAGCCCCGTTTGGGTTCGATGGTCAGATAGGAGCCGGTCTTGCTGCCTTTGAACAGCAGCTGGTAATTTGGGATCTCCGCAGTCCCCACAATTCTGGCATCCGGGCAACGGAACTGCATCTGTTTCACGTTCAAATTGCTGCCGTAGGCAAGGTAAAACTTTTTCATGCAATCAAATCCTTTCTGAAAGGGATACCCTTTCACCACCATAAGACCGCCGAAGCGGTCTGGTGTAGCTGGTAGCAAAAGGCTGTCCCTTTATCTGCCGAACCGGAAAGCGGCATCGCCATCAAGGTTCTTGGTAAGAAAATTTCTCGCAGTGGCGAACTCCTCGCCGACCAGTCCCAGCCGAATCAGCCATGTTCGCATGGCGAATTTCGGGTTTTCCGTTTGCTGTGGTTTCGGGCTGGCTGTTCGCAGTCCCTTTGCCATTTCGGAAAGGGCAAGGCAAAGTTGTATGTAGCTTTTCAGCTGTCCGGCATGAAGTCCGTTTTTCCTGCCGTTGGCAGGCTTGTCGAATTGAAATAACCGGAATTCAATTGTGCCTTTTGTAAAAGTTGCGTGATAGTTCAGCATGTGGTATCGGCTGTCGTTGTAGTGCTGATTTCTGCCGTAATTTGCACCGTTTGCCGTATACCAGATGTCTGCGAACTGTGCCATGTTGGTTGGCTTTTTCCGGTTCAGCTGTTCGATGAATTGGGGATTGACCGTTCTGCAATATCGGTTCATTCTGCCTTGGTCGATTTTCAGGGCATCTGCAATCAGTCGTTCATGGCTCGCCATCAGGTTGGCGAGATTTCGCAGGGTTTGCGGTGTGTGTCCGTTTGCTCCAATGTGAATGTGTACTCCGGCTCCGATGCCTGCATGGCTGATTGCACCAGCTTTTCTGAGTTTGCGTACCAGTTCCTGCAAGGTTTCAATGTCCTCGTATTTCAGAATCGGCGTGACCAGTTCGCACTTTTCGGCATCGCATCCTGCAATGCTGACGTCTTTCTGGAATTTCCATTCTCTGCCCTGTGCATCCCAAGCCGACCAAGTGCTGTAGCCGTTTCGGCTGGCGGTGTATTCGTATCTGCCTGTGCCGAAATGGTCGGCGGCAAGTCTGGCAGCTCGTTCTCTGGTGATGTGGTTCATCTCAATCTCCACGCCAATGGTCTGCTTTTTCAGGTTTTCAATCTGTCTTTCTGTTTTAGCATTCATAATGTTTTCCAGCCTCCTAAAATCCTGTGTCGGCATACCCGTTCGCCTCGGGCAGCATCCTGCCTCGGCTCAGGGCATCCGTAATTTCGGGCTTTTTCCCTTTTGTTGTAACCATATTAACTCTAAACGGAGGAGATAGCAAGCGGCTAAATCTACAGAAAATGAGGTCAAAAGATTGTGTAGAATACACCCTTGCAATCCTTGCGATTGTATGGTAACATACCGTACAATGGAGGAGGTTTCGCCTTATTTTTTCGCCTCGGATACGGTCTGAAAACTATCGATTTCGGGAATCAGAGCAAGGGAAGAACCGTTTTCCCACCGCATATGAATGCTGCCCGCATCGTCAATATGCGTGACCTCACCGACTGTTCCGGGAAGAACCGGATATTTTTCATTCCGCATAGAAAGCAGCTGTAATTTTGTTCCGACAGGGTACTTTTTTCGCAGCTGTTCCAGATAAGACTTACTCGGAAACTGCATCAGTATCACCAACCTTTCTGAATGCGGAATTGCCGGACAGATGCCGAAGAATGACCTTTCTTGCCGCCTTGAATTCTGCTCCTACCATTCCCAGACGAATCAGGAAACACCGCATGGTGTACTTGGGATTGTCGGAGGTGTCTGGCTTGCGGTTGATGCGGCTCTGATTCTTGGCAAATTCGCAGAGCATGGAAATGAAAGTGCAGTAGGCATCTGCATCACCGTCCTGTTCGACCATGAACCACGGAAATTCCACCTTTTCATCCGATGGAATGATGTCCAGTGAATCGGTTTGAAAAGCAGTCTGAAAAAGGGCAGCCTTGTTTTCGCAGATCTGCCGGAGATTGCCCAGTGTATGCTCCGTGAAGAAATCAGCTGGCATCTGCACAGTCAAGCCTTTAGATTCCAGTTCTGATGTGTCCGGAACAGCATAGCCCTGATTTGCCAGTTCGGCAAGAAGCCGTTCTGTTTCCTTATGGTCGGCTTGGTCACTGATTTTCAGATCACCGGACTTGGTAACGGTGTAGCATTCCCCGATTTTGTAGGCACAGGTGGGCATATACTGATATTCTGCCGTTGTTCCAATGATCTTGGCTATCGCCCATGCCAGTTTCTTTCGATTTTCTCCTGCAAGATGAAATTCAATTATCATATGTTTTCCTCCCGATTTTCGGTGATTTGCCTTTCGGCAGTACATATGTTAACTCTTTTTTCCACAGATAGCAACTGTGAGATGTGTAGAATGTTTCGGCGGTCATTTGTAACAGATCACAAATCTGCCCAGACAATTCCGGCAAGCACAAAAACAGCTACATTCAGACAGATGCCATTCCCCCAAAGGCGGTACTCTGCTGCATCACGATATGGATCTTGCAGCCATTTCTGTACCATCTTTCGACTTTTGGGACGGCTCTCCGGTTTTACCGCTTTTCGGTATTCTTCAAAAATAGCTGCCCATCGGTCGATTTCTTCTTCTGTAGGATTTTCCGATGCCAGGTCACTGCACCATTGATCCGGAAATCCCTGCAGTCTTGCACATTCCTGCGGTGTCAGTCTACGAACCGCATAACCGCTGGAAACGATGCTGGGGTCTTTGTGGTCCCGTGCCAGCAGTGTAGGGGTCGTTTCCCGAAATGCACTGCTGAAATTTCCCGTAGAAGCAGCATACACTGCATGATGGTCAGTGGCATTCAAAGTGAAAGCGACCTCTTTGTTGACACCGCCGCCCTGCGGTCCGTTTTGGTCAGACCGACCGATCATTGAACCCTGCAAAGCATAACTTTCCAGCACAGCAATACCGCCTTGGTTTTTTGCTGGTGACTGGTCGCTGGTGTCCAAAGTACGGGCAGTGTCTGCCTCATAAATGCCGCTGTGCGGATTACCGGAAAGCATGGCATTGCTGGAAAAGGAACTGATACCGTATGCTTTCGGCTGAAATACAGTCTGGTCATTGTTGCAGGACAGCGTAGCAGATTTGTTTTCCTGTATCAGACTGCCTTTTCCACCGCCGGCTTTTCCGCAGCGAATCTTCAGTGTTTTTGGTGTATCCATCAGCAGCGGAACATTTCCGCCGCCTGTTCCGCATCTGGAAGTCAGTGTCTGTACTTTTCCGTTCTCAGAGATCTGAAGCCGGCTGTCAGTAGGATGATTTTCCAGTACACAAGGCGGATGATGGGCTTCTGCCCGAAGGGTGACAGTGCGTTCTTTCAGAATGTCTATGCGTTCTCCGCCCTGGTCACATAAGCACAAGCCTGCCGTTCCAAAGCCGTCCGCAGCACTTCCGGCAGTTCTTTGCCACGCACGGAGGCTCTCCGCAGAATACCCTGACAAGCCTTCGGACTCAAATAGTATTTTTCCGGCACTTGCTCCGTCAAAATCTGCGACAAGAAAGATCCGTTTTCTTCGCTGGGGCACTTTGCCCAGCCCTTTTGTCAGCTTCGCTGACATTTCCCCACATCGTGGGGAATCACCCAGTATTGTGCATCAAGAACTCGCCATGCAAGGGAATAGGATTCTGCCAGAATCTCTCCGGCTTTTGTCCATTTTCCCGCAGGTCGAGGAATTGAAATGCTGCTGTCTTTGACCGAACAGATGGCTTCGAGGACACAGCGGAAATCTTCTCCGCCGTTGGAAGAAAATGCTCCGGGGACGTTTTCCCAGACGATGTATCTTGGATATTTGCCATTGCTTGCACACCTCATTTCTCGGATGATACGGATTGCTTCGTGAAACAGAGAAGAACGGCTGCCGTTCAGACCGGTTCGATTTCCGGCGATGCTCATATCCTGGCATGGACTGCCAAAGGTGATGATGTCCACAGGCGGCAGCTTTGCACCATGCAGTCCGCTGATATTGCCGAAGTGTTGTACCTGCGGCAGTCGTTTTTCTGTCACACGAATGGCAAACGGTTCAATTTCAGAAGACCAGACAGGCACAATGCCTGCCAGCAGTCCGGCAAGCGGAAAACCGCCGCTACCGTCAAAGAGGCTGCCAAGGGTGAGCGGTTTATTCATCAGGCTTTTCCACCTCTTTCACCAGTTCAGAGTATGCAATCTGCTTCCCATCCCGCACAACATATACACCATCGGCATTTCCCGTATCTTCCACATACCGACGAAGAATCACCGAGGCATATTTTTCATCCAGTTCCATGGTGTAACAGATGCGATTCATTTGTTCGCAAGCCATCAGCGTTGAACCGCTGCCGCCAAAGGTGTCCATTACCACGCCATTTTCCTGTGTAGAATTGCCGATGGGATAGCCAAGCAAGTCCAGCGGTTTAGAGGTGGGGTGATTGGCGTTGCGTTTCGGCTTGTCAAAATGCCAGATGGTCGTCTGCTTACGGTCGGAATACCAGTGATGCTTGCCATTCTGCATAAAGCCATACAGCACAGGTTCATGCTGCCACTGATAATCCGAGCGTCCCAGAACAAGACTATCCTTTACCCAGATGCAGCAGCCTGCAAGATGAAATCCGGCATCAATGAATGCTTTTCTGAAATTCAGCCCTTCGGTATCTGCATGGAATACATAGGCAGAGCCGCCTTTTTCCAGATGTTCTGCCATTCGCTGAAAGGAGGACAGCAGGAATGTATAAAACTCCTCGTTCTTCATGCTGTCATTCTGAATGGTAAGTCCGCTGGCACTCTTAAACGAAACGCCATATGGGGGATCGGTCAGAATGAGATTTGCCTTGGTGTCACCCATGAGAGCAGATACATCTTCCGCAGATGTAGCATCACCGCACATCAGCTTGTGTCTGCCAACTGTCCATATATCGCCACGCTGGACAAAAGCTGCCTTTTCTAAGGCAGCGGACAGGTCAAAGTCATCCTCTTTTGCCTCGCTGCCTGCATCCGCACCCAGCAGCTCTGTCAGTTCCTTTTCATCAAATCCGGTCATGGAAAGGTCGAAGCCGAGCTCCTGCAATTCCTGCATTTCAACGGACAGCAGTTCTTCGTCCCAGCCAGCATCTAACGCCATCCGGTTGTCGGCAAGAATATACGCTTTCTTCTGTGCTTCGGTCAGATGGTCGGCATACACACAAGGAACTTCTGCAATACCTTCTTCCTTTGCCGCCATGATGCGTCCATGTCCTGCCAGCACATTGTATTCCCGGTCGATAATGACCGGATTGACGAATCCAAACTCACGAAGGGAAGAGCGAAGTTTCAGGATCTGTTCCTTGTTGTGCGTTCTGGCGTTATTGGCATAGGGTACTAACTTGTTGATGTCAACAAGCTGAAATTCTGTGGTTGTGGTCATGCTCCATTCCTCCGCTTCAAAACTTTCTGTAAGCCTTTTCTGGCATCCAGCACTTTTCCGCTGACCGCCTGTCCCTTGATTGTGCGGTATTGCTGTTTGGTCATCTTCTGGCGATTGGCTTTCAGATCTCGCCAGAACTGGGTATCTGCTTTCATGCTGCCTCACTTTCTGCTGCTCAGAAGCTGTTCCATCAAATCATCCTGCGGTGTACCGTCAAATTTGGTCGTACAGTTTTGTTTCACAATATCGAAAATCTCATACCAGAGCAAGTTTGCCTGTTTCTGAAATGTCTGGCTCATCTGCACAAACGGGGAGGCAATAACGCCGCCCGTGGTCGGGTGCTTTCCCAGCAGTCCATAGGTACTGAGGGCTTCTTCACACTGTACAAATCGGGCGAATGCCTGCGAATAGCTTTCCAGCAGCCGTTTGTTGACGTGCTTTTCACAGCCACGCTGTTTCAGCCAGAGCCATGTTTCTTTGTACACAATGTCTGCTCCCAGCGGTTTTCCGTTCTTCTGCTGGGCAGACAAGTATGCACTGGGACTTGGCATATCCGCACCGGTCAAATCAGCGGCATCGTCCAGATCAGCTGCATCCAATTCCGGAGCATGAAATTCTATAATCTCTGCGTCCTTGCCCTCTGCAATTTTGTCGGAGAGGGCTTTCGGCTTATCACCTGCACGAACTCGTCTGCCGCCTCTTCTTGTGCCGTCCTTTGCCATCTGATTTCACCTGCCTTTTGAGAGAAAAATAGCCGAAACTGCGTAGGTTTCGGCTTGTTTGCATATTTTCGGGGTTAATCCCCCGTTTGAACCTTGGTTTTTGTGCGTGAGAGGGAACGCCGGTCTGTAAAAAATTCACAATTAGAGATTTTTATCCCCCACCGGCAGCATTTCAGACACAATCAATATCGATAGACGGGATTTCGGTCTTCCGTCCATGTCTTGCGGTCATGGCAGGACTTGCAAAGAGCCTGCCAGTTACTTTCATCCCACATCAGATGCGGATCACCACGGTGAGGAATGATATGGTCGACCACAGTTGCTGCTGTGAACCGTCCCCGTGCCATACACTTCACGCACAGCGGATGCTTCCGCAGGTACGCCTTGCTGAGCCGCTGCCACTTGCTGCCGTATCCACGCTTGGCGGCAGACGGTCGGTCTGGGTGCAAGGGCTTGTGTTCGTCGCAGTACGCACCTTCGGTCAGTTTCGGACAGCCGGGATGCTTGCAGGGTTTCTTACATTTCTTCGGCACAGCAGTCACAGCCTTTGCAACTATCTTCTGTTTCTGCAGAGAGTTTTTTCAATGCTTTTTGGTATTGTTCCTTCACCCAGGCAACGCTGTCATTCAGTTCATCTGCAATGGCATCCCATGTTGCAGCGTAAAGATACCGCAAACGAAGAATCTCACGCTGGTCGGCATTGTGATTTGCCATGATAAGTTCTTCCAGTTCCCGTTTCAACCGAATCGATGCAATCAGATCGTCCCAAGCCGCCTCCACGATCTCATGTATTTCATCTTCATCGATTTCCATCGCCATAGCTTTCCAATCCTGATAAATCACGCACTGTTCCTTGATGCGTCTGTTTAGATCCATACTGTTTCTTAAAACTTCTTTTGCAAGCATATCGATTCTCCTTTATGGACACGAAAAACAGCCCTCGCAGAATTTCTTCCGCAAAGGCTGTTTTGCTTTTTTCTGTTTTCCTACTTTACAGTATACCACATATGCGAACTATCATCAAGTGTTATGAACTATCATGAACTATCAACTTTTCATCCCTGCCAAGGCTTCCCGGTGCAAACGATAACAGGAAGGTTTACTGTATCCCATTTCTTCTGCGATCTGATTCCAGTCCTTGAATTCCAGATAACGCTTTGCCAGAATATCATGATGCTCCGTATCTGTGACGGCTTTTATCGCAGTATCAAAAACTGCTTTCAGAGCTTCCAGTTCCTTTTTTGCAGTCTTTACTTCTTCCTCCAAGGATAAGATCTGAGAAACGCCGCTTTCCACGGCGTGAGATTCCGGCGATACGGGTTTGGGCAAATCAAAATAGGCAGGTGATTTGGGAAAAGAAAGTTTCTGACGAAGAGCATCTGCTTCCTTTTGTTTTCGGTCAATCCTTCTAAGAAGTCTTTGTGCCTGTTTCATGTATTCTTTTGCTGTCATGCCGTGATCTCCTCCAGCATTCTTTTTACCTCCTCCACAGAACGGACGATGGCAGCGTTTCCGCCGCATTTTTGTATTTTGCGAAGAACCGATTCCTGCAAAGCAGTTGCTTTCCCTTTCTCCGTTTTTACTTCAAAGGCAAAGAACCTGCCGCCAATGCAGGCGATCACATCGGGGATTCCTGCCGTTCCATACATCCCGCCATGCTCCTTCCAGCAAAAACAATTCGGCACGGTTTTCAGATACCTCAAAATCGCCCTTACGATATCCGCTTCTTTCAAACTGCTCACCTCTTACCTCTTTACTGATTTTACAGGGAAATTTCTATTATACTCATAAAAAATGAGAAAATATATGGGGATATAAAATAGGAAATATATAAAAGATTACGGGAATTCCCTGCAAAGCCTGTAAACCCTGTCAGAAAGCTGTGCAGACCTCTCCCCTGGCAAGCTACACATGGCTTTCTGAAAAGCTGATGCCTCTCCACGTTCTCCGTTTTCCGGTTCTGTCTGCTGCTTTCACGACCGTGGGAAAATTTGCTTCCAGTTCGTTGTTGAAATTCTGCTGACTGTATGGAGCCATGCCGCAGCTGTCACAGTATGCTTTATACCGTGCAAAGAACTCCATTCTTCCCACTTCTGCATCCATTTGCAAAGTACAGCAGTCCCGAACAAACGCCAGCACACTGTTGCTGTCTTCCCGGTATTTCTGAAGTTCCTGTGCATTTGCCTTTGTTTCTGAAAAATGAAAATGATTCTGCATCAGCCGCCGCAGTCCTTCTAAGGCAAATTGAAAGATCCCATCTGCTTCACAGCGGAACTTCTCCAGAAGTTCCGGATCTCGCTTGTCCTCCGGCACAGAATGATTGAACCGGACAATGATCAGACGGCGGTAAAAGCCCTCCGATTTGTCCCCATAGTTCTTCGGAATGCTGTTGCAGGAAAAGAGCAGCCTCGCATAGGGCTGAAAAGAAAAGGGATTTTTGTTTTTCTTTTCCACAGTCAGATAATCCTCTCCGACCAACGCCTTGAAAATGCCGTTGTCTTCAATGCCCTTTGTGGGCAGCTCTGCACAGATATTCGCCCACTTGCCAAAAAGTTCTGCGGTCTTGAATCGATCATTCAATGCCTGCCATGCTACATTGGACACATTTTCTTTTCCCAGCAGAAGTTCATTCAGCACCCGTAGCAGCACAGACTTCCCGGCACCGCCTTTTCCCACAATGATAAAGCACTTCTGGGCATGATTGACCGGAATGAGAAAGTAGCCCAGCATCTCCTGAATCAGCGTCACCTGATCCTCCTCCACGGATTCATGCAGAAACTGCAGAAATCTGGGACACTTTGCACCGGACATATATCGCACATTCAGCTGTACCGTAGACAGATACTTTGCGGTGTGTTCCGATAAGGTTTCGTCCAGCACATTGTACAGTCCATTTCGCACATTGATGAGATAGGGATTGGGATTGAGTTCCCGAATATCCTTCTGCACCTGCATCTTCCATTGTCCTTCGGTATCATTGATCTGAGACAGCTTTGTGTATCTGGTCAGCATTTTATCCCGTACCATATTTCTTGCTGTCAGTTCCGTAATGCTATGATAAACGCCATTTTCATAGCAATAATACTGCTCTGCGGAATAAAACACGGGGGCATTCTGTGTCATGTATTCTGCAAGCACACCGGGCAGAAACTTCGGACCCCGTTCTGTCATTTCATACCAGTCGGGAATTTCCATGCCGGAGCGATGCTTCCGTGTTTCGGATTTGTTTTGAAATGCTTTGTACAGTTCTTTTTGCAGAGCAAGCAGCGGCTTGACATCTGCATTTTTGAAACCGAAATGCTGCTTTAAATCGTAATGGATCATCGATTCGGCAGTCACGCTGTCCACATTGTAAAGATATTCCGACACAAAGTTTCGTGCAGTCTGCAAATCTTCCACCACGGCATTTTGCACCTTTTGCTGCAGCAGCAGTGCCCGAATGCCATCAATGGAAAGCGGCTGAAAACACAGAGCCGCAGGAGATTTACAGCTGCACTGTCCACTTCGCAGCTTTGGGCAGGAAAAGCCTTTCTCTGCAATGGTGCGGCAGGTCATAGGTTTTGTTCCGCTGCGGCGAAAATGCTGGATCTTATTCTGCGTTTCTTCAAAAGAATACTTCGGATACGGCTTGGAGTATTGATGTATGACCGCTGCACCGCCTTCAAACACACTTAAATTGGAGATCATCGCATACCAGTCATGTTCAGAAAGTACAGCTGCATTGTCCCGGCAGTACTTGATAAAATCGCATTCTGCTTCTACAACGCCGATTCCTTTCTGTTCTCCATGCAGCGGTACTTTCGGTTGTTCTTCTGCTTCTTGCGAAACCGGCAGTCTTTCTATCAGCTGTTCCTGTGTGTATCTTCGTTCCGGGTGAAACGAGATGCACTCCACCAAGACCGGTTCTTTCTTGCAGTGATAGAATCCCGGCAGACGCATGACACGGCTTTCGTTGACGCAGGCAGGATCTCCGCCGAAATGCTGCACCAGTGCCTTTTGAATGGGGCGAAACAATGACACCTTTGCCTCTTTGACAAACCAGTATGTATGCAGCGATTTTCTTGTTCTGATAACCATAGACGGCGGCAGCGGAAACGCATCGATGAGTGTCTGCTGTTCCTCGAAAGTTTTATCGTCCATCTCCACAAACTGTGCATTGATGCGAGTAATGCTGTCATCGGTCTGACCACCGGAGTTCACCACAAAAAAGATGCCATGATTTTTCTGGTTATGTTCTTTCAGAGTGGACTCTACTGCAAAGAATTTTCCTGCCTCCACGGACATTTTGGCACCGGTAAAGATGCCTTCTTTCCGATCATCAAAAATACGCAGACATACGGTATCATCCGGATGAAAGATCGCATTGATCACGTCCTGTGCCGATATGTTCATACAACTTCCTCCATCTCTTCTGTGAAATATCGAATCGGCATATGCCTGCGTTTTGCCCATTGGATCTCCTGTGTCATGCCCTCAGAAATACTGCTGCCGAATACCCACAGCTGGACACATTTTGTCAGAAGCACATAATTCATGAACATTGCAGTTTGCCGGTCTTCCCCTAGGGTATCGTCCAGAAACTGTGGAAAAAGCAAATGCGGTGCAATGGGAATACTGTGATGTACTACCGCAAAACGACTGTATTTCCGGGCATTTTCAATGTTTTCATTGGTATTGCCACGATAGGGAGAACAGATATATACAAGCGGTCGGAATGCCGCCAGTCTCCGTGTCTTTTTCTCCTCGCTCTCTATTCTTTTCATTGCTTCAAATTCGGTTGGCGAGAAGTATCCTTCCTTGTTGTGTGTTTCTGCCAAGTTCATTCCTCCAGTTCCTCTAAATTGCCGAAGCTTTCTCCGGCAGATGCTTCTGCCACAAGGGGCAGATCAAACTCCGGAAACGGCTGCTGTTCCATACAGCCTTTCACAAAAGCCACTGCTTCCTGCAATCTGTCTTTCGGAATGAGAAACGTCAGTTCATCGTGAATCTGCAGGATCGGTCTCAGCCATGGGCGTGACGGCAGTCCTTCTAAAATACGGACAATTGCCAGCTTCAGAATATCCGCAGCCGTTCCCTGAATCGGGGTATTCAAGGCACATCGTTCCGCAAAGGACTGCAGTCCCCAGTTGTCGCTGCGAATATTGGGAAGATACCTTCTGCGTCCCAGCCAGGTTTCTGTATACAGTTTCTGCTTTGCGATCATCTTTGTTTCATTCTGCCAGCCCGTCAAAGCCGGATAGCCAGCCTTCAGATTGCGAATGATTTCTTCACATTCCGGTATAGATTTCTCTACGCCTGCCTTGAACTTCAATGTGCTCTGCAGTCCCTTTGGAAATAGCCCGTAAAATGTGCCAAAGTTCACGTTCTTGGCGATGGTACGCTGTTCCTTGTATTCCGGTCGATGCTTGTTTTGTGCTTCTGCATAGGTACAGCCAAAAATGACGGCAGTGGTTGCCGCATGAATATCCTCGCCGTTCTGATAGGTTTCCATCATCGTCTTGTCCCGGCAGTAGAATGCTCCCACACGCAGTTCGATTTGCGAAAAATCGAGAGACAAGATCAGATGATTTTTCGGAGCCTGAATAAAATTGCGGACACCGATGGGATCGTTGCTTTTTCTGGGGCAGTTCTGTAAATTGGGATTGCGGCAATTCATTCTTCCTGTTTCCGTGGACAGAGCAAAGAAATCCGGATGGATCTTTCCGGTTGCAGCGTTTCGGAATTTCAGATAGCCGTCAATGTAGGTGGACTTGATCTTGCCCCATTTCCGGTATTCCTGTACCAACGTAAACAGTGGAGAGAGTTCCGGACGATTGGCATCACACCATTCCTTCAGCAAGATCATAGACGCATCATCTGCTGCTTCTCTGTTGGATGCAGTGACTTTCATAACAGGCAGTTTCAAGGTCTGATACAGATACTCCTTGAAAGCTTTAGTGCTGCAGTTTGCTCCAATGGAAATGTCGCCAATGAGCATTGTGATCTCATTTCGGATACGCTGCATTTGCTGTTCTGCCTCCTGCTGATGCTCTTTCATCAAGTCTACATTCACAGGCACGCCGTTGTATTTCATCAGCCCTAAGTACACCGCTGTCGGTGATTCGATCTGTTCCACAAGATACCGATGTTTCGGCAGAAAACGGTCAAACCAGTTGTTGAAAATATAATACAGCCGCAAGGCAAAATCAGAGTCCGCACAGCCATAGCGTATTGTTTCCATATCCTGTGCATCCAGTTCGTCAAAGTGTCTGCCATTTGTAACATCCGAAAAAGTGGGCAGCCGTTCATGACACGATTCTTCCGCCAGTTTTTTCAGACCGCTGTCAGCAAGTTTGCGAAATGCGTAGTTGTTTTTCAAGGTCATTTGTGCTGCACAAATGGTATCATACACCGGCGGCTGTATGACGATATCCCGTTGACAGGATATTGCAGATTCAAAGGCAATATTGTGAGCAACTTTGACGATATTTTTGTTTGTGAGAAAGTTTTGCAGAAATCGAAAAAAAGCAATGCCATCCATGTTTCTTCCAATTTTATGAGCAACAGGAACATAGATTCCCGTATGCTCTTTGGCGGAAAAGCTGCACCCGACAATATGACTTTTTGCCGGATCAAGAGCTGCCTTTTCTTCGATGCGGTAAGGCTCATCCGGTGCAGTTTCATAGTCAAAAGCCACAACGGCGGCATTGCTGACATACTGCTGAATTTCCTGCACCGAAGTGACACATCTGTAATTCTCCATAGCGTTCTCCTCAATTCAGCGGCTCCATGACTTCGCCGGTTTCCGGGTCCACACGCAGTGCATCTTCTGTATCATAGCCCACATTTTTACTAAGAGCCTTGACCTGTTCTGTCACAGCTGCGATCAGCGGATATTCTTCCGGTGACAACACCCGTTCTACAGCAAACTGTGCCTGGGAATAACTCATGCCAGTGCCGCTGACTGCTTTTTTCAGTGTAAATTTTGTTACCACAGCATTGGAATTCTTGTATTTGGGGATCACACGCATCAGATAACGGGTAAAGGACTTCAGAGAACCGGTAGGCAGAGACAGAATTACCGGAAAAATATCGCCCTCCCGAAGCAGATACAGACGACGGCGGTTCTTGCAGGCTTTTGCACCGTTCTTTCCGGATCCATACTGATTCAGCGGGCAGGAATCACAGCTGCCGCCGGGATTTCCTTCCCCATGATGCCCGTCAAAACTGCCGCAGTCCGGTGGATTGGAGCCACCCTGATATTCGCTTTGGTAGTAGGCATTCAAAGAATGCTGATAGAGGATCACAGCGGAAAACGTTTTTACCGTGTCCGGTTCCTCCGGATTCTCACCGGGAATTTCAAACATCACACCGCCGCCGGATGGGATCTTAACTCGTTCAAATGCAGCAGACAAGCCGTCCATTTCTGCACACATCACATCGGCAAGATCAAAGTCCTGCAGAGCAAGGAAGCCTGTTTGGTTGGTTTCCATCATTTCATTTTTCATTGATTTCATCCTTTCATTTTGCAGATTGACGAACAGATACAGAGGTCTGCTCATAGACATGGACAAGACCGCTCAGCCACTCTGGTACAGTATCCTGATTTTCTGCGATCTGCTCTTTGACAAAAGCAGACAGACTGTTAGCATTGACAGTTTCATAGACCAGATCACCGCAGCCGTTTTCTTTCAAGGCTGCATACAGTTCTTCTCTGCGTCCTGCCACAGCAGAGGCACGAATTTTGGTGGTCAGAGCAAACATCGTTCCGGCACGAGTGAAATTCTGTGTTTCTGTTTCTGCCATTTGCATAGAAAGCTGATACTCTGTCTTTGCGATTTCTGCATGGACGTCCTTTAACTGCTGCTCTGCTGCTTTCTTTTTCTCACGGAGTTGTTTTAGCCGCTCCGCCAGTTCATACATGTTCTGTGTTTGCATTTCAAACTCCTTCCTGAAATGGGTTGATTCCGTTCCGATAATCGTCTACCAGCGTTCTCGCTAAATCCACCTTATCCCGCAGAGAACGGAGGATTTTAGCATCCACAGTATTCTTTGCAATCAGATAAATGTACAGGCAGTTCTCTGTCTGAGAGACTCTGTGGATTCTTGCTTTTGCCTGTTCAAAGTTGCTCATGCTGTAATCAAGCGAATAGAACACCATCGTGGATGCTGCTGTCAAAGTAATGCCCAGTCCTGCCGCTGCGATCTGCCCAACAAATACACGACAGTCTGCATCTTCCTGAAATCTGCGGATTTCCTCTGCACGGTCAGAAATACCACCACGCACAGACGCATAGCCGATCTGTTTTTGTTCCAGCAGTTTCTGAATCTCGTTCAGTTCCGGCACAAATCTTGCCATGATGACCAACTTTCTGTCTTCTGTAAGCATCGTATCCAGAATATCGGAAAGGACATCCAGTTTTGCTGTGCTGACAGCATTGCAATCTCCCTCGTCATCGGTGAGATGACCGCCTGTGACCTGAGACAGACGAAGCATTTTTGTCAGTACATTTACTGCCGAAATTTCCGAACCTGCAAGCTCCGCAAAACTTTCCTTTTCCAGCTGTTTGTACAGCTTCATGGCTTTCGGTTCCAGTTCTACCGTGCGGATTTCCTCGGTAATTTGAGGCAAATCCAGACATTCTGCCTTAGTTACACGATAGGCAACGGAATGCAGTTTTTGCAGGAATTCATCCATCATCTGCTTTCGGAAAACCGGAATGTGATTGCCGTATCCGCACATATCGAAATAACGACTGCGAAAAGCATAGAAGCTTGTCCCGAAAATCTCTTTGTTCAGAAAGCGGTACTGGGAAAAGACATCCAGTTCTTTGTTGGTAATGAGTGTACCGGTCAGAAGCAGTTTATATCTCGCCTGATCCCCCAGATGGTGCATGGCTTTGGACTGCGATGTACGATTTTCTTTGATCTTATGTGCCTCATCTGCTATGATAAGGTCGGCATCAAAGGCAAGCAGTTCTTTCTCCAATCGCCAAGCGGATTCATAATTGACAACAGCGATTTGCAAACCATCCCCATGCAGCTTGGAAAGCTGTTCTTTTTTCTGTGTACTGCTGCCTTTCAGAACAGTCAGCTGATATGGAAAAGCAGCAAAACGTGCAAATTCCTGTTCCCAGACAGAGAGAATAGACAGTGGTGCTGTGATCAGGATTCTTCTGATATGACGATACTGATACAGAATTCCAACAATGGCAATGCTGGTGATGGTCTTTCCGCAGCCCATTTCCATAAGCAATGCCACGCCATTGCTGTGTGTCTCTGAAGGCAGGATGCCAAAGCGTTCGCAGGCAAAGCGGCAGGCGGATTGTTGATGGCGATAGAGCGTTGCTTTAAGGGGGATTTTTAGAACTTCTTTCACTTTTTCTCCTATGCTTTGTATGGACGATATGTATCTGGACCAAATCTAGAAAGAATTTGCTTTAGTATTCGGCTTTGGTATACATCCGCCTTTTGCAGCAGTTCTTCCAGAACTGTAACTTCTTCTTTTGACAGCAGATTTTTATTTGGAGCATACCATTCCGGTATCTGTACTCCGCCACCGTTTCCGCTAAAAGTTTCAAGGGGATATTTCAGCATGAGTGCTCGTATGTCCCGGCGAATCGTTTTTTCTGAAACATGAAATTCATGCATTAAAATTGGAACTGTGCTTTTCCGACGGGAAATCAGTAATTTCAAAATCTCTTCTCGCCGTTCTACGAGACCCATGCCTTTCACCCCCTTTCCGATGTATTTTTATTCTACAACCCAAACTGGTCAGATCGTGACCAGTTTGAAAAAGATTCACAGAAGTTTCACAAAATAAATTCTTTCAAGAATTACAAAACACCGACAAGGTACAGAAAAAAATTCTGCACCTCATCGGATGTTCTCACTTTTTTACCAAACTGGTCAGCCACGGAGCAATGGGTCTTGCAATCATTCTCGCATTCAGATATGCCATTTCCAGTGTCAGACAAGTACTGCCCAGATAATATCCGTTTCGTTCTGCCAAGGTCATGGCAAGGTTCGGTTTTTCCATATCTGTTAAACAGATCGGCAGCAGAAACTGCAATTGATTCTGGTATCCCTGCGGTACTACCAGCCCCGGTTCAATTACTGCTTTTCGTCTGCCCAGTTCCACTGCTGTTTCCAGCAGCAATGGCAGATTCTTAAACCGAAGCAGCTTCTTTGGCAGCCGTTCCCGATTTTCCGGGTCGCTGAGAATGTGTTCTGCATTTACCCGAATTGGCCATTCTGGATTGAAGTTTACACCATTTTGCATCATCGGGAAATATGGCTTTTTGGGCAATGGTTCTACATACCGCAGCTTGGAAGAAACAGCATCACAGAAGCCGGTGAAATACCATTTCAATGTGGTGTCTTTCTTTTTATTTCGTTCAAAGCAGGCGTAGATTGCCTGATATTGTCTTGTGTACAGTCCTGTATGAAAGCAGGCACAATTATTTTCCACATGGAAATACGCCGTTTCTCCGGTGTTGTAATCGATGCTCAGCTTCCGGAACATCATATGGAGATACCGTTCCAAAATCGGCGTATCTGTATTTTTACATTCGGTCTGCGGCTTTCGGAATCGCCATGCTTCCGGCAACGCCATTTCTGCCAATTGTTCTAACTGCCCGTACCAATCCGGCACATAGGCAAATTCAAATAAATCTGTTTCTATCATTTTTCTGTTCCTCTCCATTTAGGAATTGCTTTTATCAGCTTCAATTGTATTCGGGCTTTTAGATCTTCGTCAATATATCGATATGTTTTCCCTTGTGCATCCTCCCCTTTTACCGTTGCCAATGCATTGATGTAATCGTCATAAAAGCGGAGAATTTCTTCCAAAGCAGTTTTCTCCCCATTTACTGCGGCACAGATCAATTCATATGTAAGGTCATTTTCTTTCATCGCCATTCCTTTCATAATACTTGCGGATTGCTGTAAATGCTTTTTGTCTCCAGTTGTAAATGGTGCGAGGCGTGACGTGAAAGTACGCTGCAATTTCCTGATCGCCATATCCATACCAGAACTCCAAAATCAACGTTTCTCTCTGTATTTTTGGAAGTTCCAACATAGCATCATAAAGCCAGTCGCTAGCAATCAAACACGGATACTTCTCGTTGTCCAAAATGAAATGCTCTGACGGATACACATCTTCTATTTCCGGAACATTCATCAGGTCTGGTTTCGCCTCACGGTTTTGGATTCTCTTTTTTTCTGCCGCTGCATCTCGATATTCATTTCGCATTACAGTTTTCACAAAGCAGTCAAAGATTTTTATTCTGCAGCTTTTATCGATAAAGGGAGTCAATCTGTTGGTTCCTCCCTTCTTATGCAGTTTTGCAGGTAGTGTGTATATCACCCCCTTTTAAACTACTAAGACGAATCAGGCAGAACGAAATCGGAAAATTTATTTGTAAATATTCTGTGTACTTTTATTTCTTATGCACAGCAACAAAAAAAGCAGCATACAAAACCGGTCATTTCGCCGGATTGTATGCTGCTTGAGGAAAAATAGAAAGGGCAGTCCTGCCCAGCTGTTTGCCGGACAGAACTGCCCTTTTTTAGTGATATGATGTCGAAAAGTAAGTTGTGTTACCAATTGATGTTGTTTGAAAATATTTTAACACAAATTTATCATTTATAGAATAAAAAAATTATACCATATATATTTCTAATATTATTTTTCTAATTATTGCTGTATCACACAAAGATATTTGTGGTTGAGAATATACATCAAAACAATTCCCTACGAATTTCTTCCAATGTTGGCGTTTGTTTTCCCCACTTTTGAAAAGCAACTTCACATTTTTTCAGATCGATGATTTTGCAATCCATTCTCTCAATGATGTGAATGCTTTCGAAAAAATATTCTGGTATTTCTTCTACTTTGAATTGATACTGCAAATTTAATTTTTGAGCCATTTTTATGAGTGAAATGGATACAAAATCTACAACAGGCTGGTAATCAGATGGACGTTTTCTGTATTGATTGATTCGTTTAGCAAGTTGTTCATTCCATGCGTGTTCATCACCATTTAGCATTGCAAGATAAATTTTTTTTAAATATGGCAAATGAATAAAATAGGCTTCCTGACTTTCATTTGGTTCTTCTGTGTCCATCAACAACAATTCTTTTGCCTTTGCATAATTTTCATATAACATGGCTTGTATCACTGGGCATGAGGTGGAATTTTCCCTTGCAAGTTCCCATTCTCCAACTGAAATTGCTTGATAAAGAAATTTTTCATGTGTTTCGATGTCATTCATATAGTCCATCACAATTTCATCCACTTGGCAAGCCTGCTGCATTTCTTGATATGCCATTGCATAATAAATAGCACCCATTCGATAGTATTGAAAAGTAGTGTTGATATCATTATCAATATAGTATTTATATTTCGCTGCAAGGTTATAAATACTCTGAAAAGCATAATATAAACTTGTAGCATCTTGAATTGCTCCAGCAACTGGATAATTTTCTTTGTGAAAGAAACGATGCAATTCCTCATATATTTGCAGTTCAATGGGTTCATCAATACTTTTCGCGTATTTTTGATATGCGATTTTAGATCTTGCAATATCTTTTTTTCTTTTTGTCGATTCATACTTTATTTTCATTTGTATCTCCTTAAAATTAATCATATCAAATTAGTCTATGATTAAAATAATACAAAACAATTTATATGATTAAATTTAACGTCTTCGTTTCCAACCAAGATTATATTGTAAATTGGAACAAGAATCACATGATTTTCGTGAAACAACTTGTACTGCATTATCAGTAGGTATATTATTTTTCAACATATATTGTACTGCACGAGGTTCTGCATGATGAAGTCGACCAAAATCAATACCTTTTGTGCTAATGCCCTTGCTTTTTAGTAAATCCAAATCCAAATTGGCATTTTTTCCACCAGCAAACTCTACTTTTCCTTTTCCAAATATATTTTCAGCTTCTTGACGTGCTTTAGGACCAGGAACACCTCTATTTTTAGAAAGTACCAATCTGCCATCTTTTGAGGTTGTAAGTGCATAAGTATTAGAAAATCCCTTTTTGGGGTTAGGATGCTGAGCTTTTACAATTCTGTTAAGAGAATCTTGTAAATAATCTGCATTTCTAATATCCTTCGCTGCATCTGCAGCATCCAGAACTGCGTCGCCCTTCTTGGATACTGTAATAGCAACATCCGCTGCTTTGGACAAATCATGTACTGTATCAACAGCTTTGTATGCATCATAAGCAGTTTCTGCTGCATGCACACCCACTTTTAGTCCTGCACTTGGAACACCTGGTGTTACAAGTCCGACTACATCTGTCAAAATATCAACAGCACCCATCGGAGTGGGTTCGATGCAAAATGAAACAATGTCAAATGCTAAACTTGCCGCATCAAAAAATGTATCCAGAAAATGACCAGTACTATCTGTTCCAGAAACAGGATTGTTGTGGCAATAGGTATACAGATTCAGGCTTAGTGGATCATTATTGCTACCTGCAAAAGAATCTCTTGAGATAAATCGTCCAGTTGAAGGACTATAGTATCTCGCACGCAAATAAATGGTAGCAGTTTCCTTATCATAATATTCGCCACAATACCGAAATGCATTGGTGTCAGTGTCATCAATATTCTTTTCTACACCAAAAGCATCATACTGATATGTTTTAGTAACAGCACCATTGTTGTCTGTTAAATTGACAACATCACCATGAGCGTTTTGTGTGTAGTAAGTATAATCTGACTTAACTGCCTGTACAAACTCACACCCTGCCAGCAAATTCGTTCCACGAATATAGATTTGTGCTTTATATGGATTGCTTCCATCCGCATCAACTGCAATCTGTTTATCATCATTCCAGATTTGATCGATACTATGACCATCTACAGTTTTGCTAATACGCAGACCATCTACATCATATTTATAACTTGCTGTTGTTTTGCCATCCGTAAATCCAATCAGCTGATTCAGACTATCATAAGTATTTGTCTCTGTCTTATCTGCTGTGATCTTTGTGATCTGATTTCCATTGGCATCGTAAGAATAAGCAGTTTCTTCTCTCTTTGCATCTGCGGCAGTGCTTGTAATCAGATCTGTTGGACTAATTGCTAATCCATTATTTGAGGTTACAGCACTAGGAGTTTCTTTAACTGTCTTGATTTCTTTCTGAAGCAGGGCAGTATATTTGCCATTGACAGTATAATCATAGACAGTTTCATATTCTTCCGAACCATTAGCAACCATCTTAGAACGATTGCCATAATCATCATATTCGTATGAATACGTATCGGCTGTCTTACCATTAGAAATAGATTCCTTGGTTAACCGTTTCAAGCCATCATAGTCATATGATGTTGTTTCTATTATACCATTTTCATTGCGTACTTTGCAAGCATCTGAACCGTCTAAATAGTACGAATATTCGTAACTGGATATGTCGAATTTTCCTGATTTGGTAACGAGTTTTGTTACCTTGTTGCATGCATTGTAGGAATAAGTCGATACCACACCATTTGCAAGTGTTTCAGAAATCTTATTACCATTCTCATCATAGGCATAGGAAGCTGTCAGATTTCCACCTTCCTTAACCTGAACCACACGCATTTCATCATCATAGGTATAAAAAATATTTTCATATACAATTTGATGATTGCGTCCGATAAAATAAGAACTTACATTTTGAGAAATACCCTCATAATAATAGCCCTTGAAACCTGTACTGCTTTCCTCTGTGATTTTTCTTCCAAGATCATCATAAAGATACAGCGTTTGCTCATTATTGATGTTGATACACTGTACTCTTCCCATTTCGTCATATTCATATGACTTATTTACATTTTTAGATGAATCATTAGAATGAACTGTATTAGCTATTAATATACGATTTAAAGAATCATATGTATTTGTGGTAACATTTCCATTTGCGTCTGTTACTGTTAAAGCATTGCCATTTAGATCATATGTTGTTATTCCAGAGTCATAACCTGTGCTGTCAGTTGTCTTTACCAAATGACCCCATGCATCATACTCATAGTTCGTTTTCAAGTAATCTGAATCCGAATCTGCATGTAGTCCAGTTAGCATTGTTGTTTGAATGCCAGCATTGTTATACAGATATTTTGTGATGTTCTTCTCACTATTGGACGTACCATCACTCAATGTTACCTGTGTCAGCAAGCCCTGTGCATTGTACTGATTTTCAGTTACACTATATATATCTGCTAAAATAAAACTGAGCCAGCTGAGGGAAAAATGATAATAAAAAAGTGAGCCACAAATAATAAAAATC